TAAAGAATATCAATTTCTGGAAATATTTCAGCAATCATATTCTTTCTACTTGTAAAGTCTAATGGATTGTTGATTGTTGATTTAACACAACCTAACCCTAAAAATAGAATTGTTCTTGGATGCTGTTTACAAACACTTCTGATTAAATCTTCGTGTGCTGATGATAGTTCTGCTACTTGGAATCTTCCAACTAGTACTCCGATGTCTGTCTTTTTCTCTTTCATACTTTTTCCTTTTTTTGGACAAAGGAAGATAAGTGCCAAGTCAGCATTACTCGTTTAATGCTTTCTTTTTTACAATTAACTTCTTTATCAATAAATCTGTTATTTTGTAACAACAACTATATTTGGTATCATAACACTTAATAGTTATTGTTTTAATTATTTATAATATTTATTTAAATGGGTTAAAGCAATATGTGCATACAACTTCAACTTTCTTTTTTACAACTGTTGTAGTTTTAACGTCAGAAGGGTCAGTCCATCCGTTTTCTTTAATATCATATTTAATAACTTGTTCTTTTGCAGGTTCAAACGTTGGCATTTCATATTTTTTAAGTAATTCAAAATGTACTTGATTCGTACTACAATTTAAATTACATTTAATTTTTGTTTGATTATGTAATATGCATTTTGAACAACCGGGACTATTTTTTACAATACATTCTCCTAATCCGTTAAAATAAACTTTATCACCAGCTTTATACGTTTTTTCTATATCAAAAATATTTTTATGTTTTTTTATCTTTTCAATTATTTTATTTGGTATCATAACACTTAATAGTTATTATTTTAATTATTTATAATATACTACTTAAATTAATTAAATATTTCAGGATATTCTTCTTCAAAATCTTCATAATCATTATCTATAAAAAATTTTCGGAAATCTTCTGTTGTACCAGATGCATCATATAAACAATCATTTCTTTGTTTTTTAGTATTTATATCAATATTCCATTGTTTTTTAATATCTTTTCTAACTTTTTTAGGATTATCTTCAGTATAAAAAGATATAGCAGTTTTAATTATGTTATCACTTTCAACCGACGTATTAAGTTTCTTCATTTTTATCTCCTTGGTTTTATTTAACAGATGTTTCTTTAAGAATTTCCATAATTCTTTTTAATTGGTCTTCTGTTAAATCTGCTGAAATAGATGCTTTAATTTTATCTTCATTTTCTGAAACTGTAATATGTTCAGAATACTTTGGACCGTATATAAGTTTAATTTTTTTATCATAACTCATTTCAGCAACTTCATAAGTTTCTTTCAGTTTATTTATAAAAGCTTCTTTTTTATTAGCATTTTTTTTATCTATTTTTGCTTGTTTAGCGTTTGCTTCAATTTCTGCTATATAACATTTAACATAATCATCGCATTTTCTAATCATTGTTGAAGGTTTTTTAACAGTTCCTTTGTCCATTCCATATTTCCACAATGGAGCATAATTTTCATTAGAAGCTTTAATTTTATCACATACTAATTTAACGCCTTTAACTGAAGAATAATAACCATTACCATAAATTTTTTCTGAACCAATTGAAAAAATAAATTCAATATTTTTTTGAAGTTCATCTGAATAAGCAGAAGTTGTATATTTTATTTTTGGTTCAGGTGTGTAATGAGAAGGTGTATTAACTTCTTTGATGTATTCGTCTTTTCCAATTAAAGATATATTATTTATACCATTGAATTTTAAAAGTAAAGCGTTTGCTCTTTCCCAGTTTTCTTTGATATTTTCTAAACGTCTTGCAGCTTCTTCTTCTTCTTTCAATTTAATAATATTTTTGAAAGCGTTTTCAATTTCTGATAAATTAAAAGTTACATCAGGTACATTTTTAGTTAAAGTTTCAACTAAATCTTCATAACGTGATTCAAATTTAATTTTATTTTCATAATTTAATTTAAAAGTATATTCTTGTTCATTAATACTTCCAATGACGTTATCTCCGTCAAGTCTTTCAAATTTTGCTTTAAATTCCATTTTAATTCTCCTTTAAAATTTTATTATTTATTTATTTTATAATATATAATAACAACTTAAACTCATTTTTAAACCAAAATTATAAGAAAAATACCTTTTTTTTAGGTTCTTTTTCATATTCTTCTCTATAAATTTTTAGACGTGCTTTATAATGATCTTCACTATATTTTAAATTATGACTTATATCAATTATATTTACAGAAGTTTTTCCTTTCATTAAACGGAGTCCTCGTCCAATAGATTGAACTACACTTATAAATGATTTGCCACCACCAATAAATACAATATTCTGAATGTTTTTAATATTAATTCCTGTAGAAATACATTGTCGATTACCTAAAATAATACAATCATTACTATTTTCAGCAATTTCTCGAACACTATCCCTAACTTCTACATCAATTTTTCCTGCAACCAAATGCTTATTTTTATAATTTAATCCTTCTAAAATAGTTTCACCATGAGCTATTCTGGCAAATAAACATATCGTATTACCTTTCAATTTCTCTAATATTTTACAAGTCAATTTATTTACAACTTCGTTTTCAATAATCCATTCCTCTTCATAACGATGAGCTGCACATATTTCTTCGTATGTATCTCTAGGAAAAGAAGGGATATTCTTATGTTGTAATAAAATATGGACAACATTTGTTTGAGCTGTCCACCCATCATCTTGTAAAGATTTAACACTCTTCGTATATCTAACTGGACCAATTATACCTTGGATAAACCACTCAGCTTGCATAGAATTGTTACTCAGCGTTCCTGTACATCCATATTTAATTTTAACATCTAATTTCTCAATCCACTTTCCACATGCATTTCCAAGTCCACCTCCAGATATCGTATGAACCTCATCTACAAACAAACAACCTAACTCATACTTCTCTTCAACATCACTCCAATGTCGCTTCAACCAATCCCTATTAGAAATAACTATTTTTTGTCCACTTTTTAACACGTTAAATTTGCTCGAAAACTGCTGAATCTGTGACATATCCATTCCATACTCTTCCATATCTTTATACATCTGTATCACCAATGCACACGTAGGCACTAATAATACACATATTTGATCAGTTTTTACGATATTTTGCTCAATTAAATTATGAAATACTGTAGTGATTATTAGAGATTTACCACCACTTGTTGCCAAACATACTAATCCAGTGCCATGTTTTAATAAACTTTCAGTTGCATCTTTTTGATAATCTCGCAGTTTAAACTCTTCATTTGGTACATTATGTGTAATTTCAGTAGTAATAGGATTTAACATTTTAAGTAAATCATCACTAATTTGAATATTATCTGTATACTTAGAAATTTCATCATATGCCCATTGAGATAATCCATTCCTCACTCGGTAAGTAGGGGTGCAAAAATATAAAAATTCATTACTGTAGTTTGAATGTCTTGCTGCAGGATTTACTTGTCTATGTTTATTTCGCATTTCTTCTATATAGAATCTTTCTTCATCAGTTTCAAAGCATATTTGCGACATATTATACGAATTGCTTCTTTGTAGTGTTATCATATTTTCCTTTTAGTATTCATAATATTTAGTTTGATTAGTTTCAATATATTCTAAAAACATTCCATTATTTTTAAATCCTATTAAAATAATAGAGTTATTTGCTTGAATTGAATGTATACCTTTTGATGAGCCTGGTACATAAATTCTATTATGACAGGTTGGACAAAGATATATTAAATTCCATTTTTCATTATTACCGCCAAGTTCTTTTGGTATTATGTGATGTTTATGTAATTGGTGTTTAGCATTTGCTACAAAGTTACAATATGGAAATTGGCATTTCATTAAGATTCTAATTTTAATATTTCTAAACTATTTTTAACCGTAAATCCAAAATTTGATATAATTTTTGAAATTTCGAAAGCAAATTTAACAACTTCTTCTTGTACAGATATTGCTTTTGATAATTTTTGTATATCTTTTGATTTTATTGCTTCGCCTTGTGAAGCAAATTTTGGTATACCTAATTGACCATGTTCTAAAGTATAATCTTCAATCATTTGTTCTTTTTTATCTTTCATTTTTGATAATAAACAATTTTCAGAAAATTGTATTGCACACCATTTGGCTGAAAATGTAGAAGTACACAACGCTTTTTCTCTTATATTCATTTCATTTAAATCTATATCTTTTGATGCATCTTCATACAAATTCTGCATTTTTATATTTAATTTATCATAATTTGGTATTTCATCTGTTTCAATTATCATATTATGTTTATCCATATTTTTATTTAATATACTCATTTTATAAATAAATAAAAAGGTTAATAAATTATGAATAAATTTAATGAATTATATAAAAGTATATTAAATGAAAATACATCATATGAAATTAAAATTGGAAGTAAAGTTGCTATATCTGGAGATACTGGTAAGTTTAGTGATAAGGCTAGTGTTATTGATATAAATAAAAATAAAAAAGATGTTAAATTGATATTTAATACTGAAGATAATAGTAAATTTATAGTATATATTCCAATAAAGGATTTTAATAAAGTATTAAAAACAGGTGAATATATTAATTCTGGCCAATTGGATTTTAAGATATTATAAAAAATTATGTAATATTTTTGGTTTAAAGTATTACATATCTTTATAAATAAATAAAAGAGTTACTAATATTTTTAATTAAATAGTTAGTATATTAAAATATAGAAAAAAGAGTTTTCTATTTAAAATTAACAAAAGGAATTGTTAGCATATTTGATACTATCTGTATCATTTTCTTATAGTTCCGCAAATGACCGTAGGAACGTCACTTTAAAAAATCGATTAAGGTAAAATAATCAACTAAAATTAATAGAGTCAAAGGATTGACTTTAAAGACAAAAATAACTCAAAAATTAAAACAAGGAAGGTTTAAAATGAGAATAGCAAATAATACTGCAGCGTACGGAATCTGGTCAACATATACAACTAATCAAAGCGAATATAAAAAGTCAATGGAAAGGTTATCAACTGGAAAAAATTTGATAACTGATGATGTTGCAGGTATGGGTATATCATCACGAATGAATGCAGAGGTAAGATCATTATCATCTGCTTCAAAAAATGCTGAAAGTGGAATAAGTATGTTACAAACTGCGGATAGTTGGTTAGAGAAAATAAATGAGCAGTTGACTAGAATGAAGGAATTGGTTGTTCAAAATGGTGGTGTAGTATCATCTACGGATAAGTTGAATATACAGGAAGAGTTTGGAAATTTACGAGATGAGATTATTAGGATTACTGGTACTTCATCAGCTGATACAGCAGCAGCTGGAAAGTTTAATGGTATGAATTTATTTGGTGGTGATGATAAGATTATTCAGATTGGTGCTGATGTTGGACAAACTTTGACATTAGATTTAGATAATATAACTGGTGATAATTTAGTATCTGGATTTGCTACGGCAAGTGTAGGTGGTGCTAATATGTTAGCGAATATGACGGCTGCTGTTAATACAATTTCAGCATCTCGAGCAAAGCTTGGTTCACAACAAGTTAGATTAAATCATACTATTGAAGGTATTACTAAATATTCTGAGAATTTACAAACAAGTGCTTCAAAAATATCTGATGTCGATATGGCAAAAGAGTCTACTAATATGACAAAATATCAAATCTTAACAAATGCTTCGATGGCAATGCTCGGACAAAGCAATTCAATGGGTAATAATATTATGTCATTGTTAAATGGTTAAATAAGGGTTTAAATGTGATTACAATAGTGTAATCACGCCCTTTAAATATAAAAAAGGGTAAATTATATGGAAATTACAAAAGAGAAATTTGAAAAAATAAATAAAGAATTATTAAAATTTGATACATTTAATAATACAATTAAAGCTAATAAAGCATTAATAAAGTATTATATTAAAGATGAAAAAACTCCTTTAAGTATTGATAGTTTTATACAAACTAAGAATATATTATTTGCTTAATTTATAAATAAATAAAAAGTGAAATAAAAAAAAGGAAATAAAAACATGATTAGTTTTAAAGAATTTATAAAGAATCCAAACAGAGAATCTTTCAAGAAATATTATGTATCAGAAGAGTTTAGACGTGAAGCACTTAAAGAAATTTTAAATGAAGTTAAATTAGGTGGAGGCGGAAAGGTACATAAGGCTGCAAAATTACTTGGAAAGGTGATGAGTAAGCGTATGGGTGAGGAATTTAAATTTATATATGCAGAAAATTATAAACGTTCAAAAGGTAATGGACAGGGTTCAAGATTTATGTCAGAGACTGGTGCACAATTGAGATTTAATATTGATGATTGGTCGACTACTGGGGATTTAACTAGTGTTGATTATTGGAGTGCTGGTAATAATAATTTAACAAAGCCTAATAAAACTGCGTATTTTTCACCAAAGTTGAATATTGTGCAAGCTGTGAATGCATTGACAGAATTATTACAAAATGGTACTGCATCTGGTATGATTAGTGAAAAGAGAAGTGTTGATGAAAAGAAAGCATGGTTAAAAGAACATGGTTTACCAGTATCGTGTATAAGAAGTACGAGTTGGTTTTTAGAAAGGTCTGCGAAGGATGGTTTGGAAGAACAAGCTCGAATATTTTTAGATGGTGGTGAAAATGAAACAAATAGTACTGAAGCTTCATTACAAGAAGTTAAGAAAAAGTTTGATGAAACTATATATGCAGATCCTGATACTATTTTTAATGATATTGAAGATTTGTTAGAATTGATTAAGAATAAATCACAGAAGTCTTTAATTATATTAGGACAAGGTGGAATTGGAAAAACTTATCATGTTACTGAAGGTGGAAGAAGTTTGAAAACATTAGGTCCAGAGGGTGTTGCTTGGACGTATCATAGTGGTTCAAAAATTGCACCAAAGTCATTTTATGATACTTTATTTAGAGAGCGTGATAAGATTATTGTATGGGATGAGGCAGATAGTTTGCTTAAGAATGATACGATTATAATGATGATGAAGCCGATTTTGGATACGAGTGGAGATAATTATGCTGCGTATGGAAATCAGACTGAAAATATGGTTGGTCGTTCTGAAGATGAAATTGATGATTTTGCTATGAATGTTGATGAATTACTTTCATCTGGGTATAGAATTGGAGGTGTATATTCTGAAAAGAAACGTATGGTTGCATTGCCATCTAAATTTAAATTTACAGGTTCGATGGTATTTATATCAAATATGAAAGCTTCTGAAATGGAAGGTGCGGTATTATCAAGAAGTATGTTTGTTGATGTTCATTTAGCTGCATCTGATGTTATTAAAAGAATTGAATCTATTGCAAGAATTCAAGCTAAAAAACTTGGTGAAACTGAAGAAGAAACTGATGAATTAATGGAAGCACTTGGAGCAGGAATTGCTGCACCTGATCATCCAATTACATATATGACTCCAGAATTAGCAAGAAAGTCAAAGGAAATTACAGTTCGTTCTCTTTCAATTGCAAGAAATTTAAGAAATGCTGGATTAAAGAATTGGGCTAGATTAGCTGCTCTTTATGCATAATTATAAAATTAGCAACTATTTATAATATAATAGTTGCTAATTAAATTTAAAATTCAATAAAAGGTGACCATAAATAATAATCTGGATTATCTTTTATTTTATTTATTTTTTCAATGGCTATTACGTCATTTTCATAAACTAAATGAATTTCATCATTTACTTTATATCCATCTACTACATGATGTGCCATATCTGTCGTAGAATGTAAATACTCTGCATTTTCAACTTCATATTTCTTAAAATTTCGTGTATTCTTTTTCATCTTAAACCTCCTTGATTTAATTATTAATATATATTATAAAATAACAATTTAAAATGGTTTTTAAACCATTTTTTAAAAAAAAATTATAAATAAATAAAAAAGAAATAAAAAGAGGTAAAAATATATGAAATTATTGGAATCAATATCAAACTTATTTACACTTAAGAATAAGCCTGAAAATCCAGCATTCGATCAAGTTAATACAGCTAAAGATATAAATATTAAAAATTCTGTTGTAGATAATTATTTTAATGAATTAGAAAAGAGGAATGGCGGTATTGTTGGTAGTTATTTGGATGCAGAGGGTGCGTCAACTAATCAAAAGCCTTTAGCAACGTTATTAACAGATAAAGCTGCAAAATTAGGTACATTTAGGGCAATGGCAGAAAATGATATTGTTTCAGATGCTATTGATGAAATTAAAGATACTTCATTAACATTAAATGAAAATGGTGAGTGTATTGAGTTGAAAATTAATACTGATGCTGATACAAGTGCGATAGAAGAAGAGTTTAAGTCTTTTATTGAAATATATGATTTAGATAATAATTTAAATAATTTAGTTAAAGAATTTTTAATTGAAGGTGAGTTATGTTGGGAAAATATATATAATAAGAATGATATTAAAGATGGGATTATTGCAGTTAAAAAGCTTAAGAATGAAAGTTATGAATTTGCAACTAATATTGACACGAGTATGAGAGTTGGTATAACTGTTTTAAATAACGAGTCTGATGTTAATTCAGAAATATTAAAACAAAATCTTGATTTTTATAATCAATTTCAAGATGAAAGAAATAAATTAAAGCAAAATCAATTATCAGGATATAATAGTAATGATAATGACATTAGTAATATATCATTATTTTTAGGATTTAATCAATTAACGTATTGTAATACTGGTAATTATACTCCAGATGGACTTTCAATAATACCAATATTAAATAAAACTCGTAAGCCTTATAATCAATTAACTTTAATTGAGGATTCAATAATAGTTTATAGATTAGTTAGGGCACCAGAAAGATTATCTTTTAATATTGATGCTGGTACTATGTCAGCTCCAAAAGCTGAGCAATTAGCTGCAAAATTAATGAAGAAGTATAATACAAAACAAATATATGATAAAAGTACTGGTACTGTAAATAATCAATACGATGTAATGAGTATGCAAGATAATTATTGGTTTGTATCTACAAATGGTGGAACTGGAACTAAAGTTGAATCTGTTGGTGGGACCGGACAAGCATTACAAGATTTGGAAGATTTAGATTATTTTATTAAGAAATTATACAAAACTTTAAAAGTTCCTTTTTCAAGATATGCAGAGGGTACAAATACAATAGAAAATGCAGATTCTATATCATACGAAGAATATAAATTTTATAAATTTATTATTAATAGTTTATTAAATCCTATTTCAGGTGCAATTAAAGAAAGTTTTATAACACACTTAAAATTAAAAGATATGTGGATAGATGGTTTAAAATCAAATCAAATAAAATTAAATTTTGTGCCACCTTCAAGTTATGAAATATACGAAACTCAACGAGCGTTAGCTGGAAAAGTTGATATAATGAATTCGTATAAAGAATTATATTCTCACGAAGAATGGAATTCATATATTGCAGAAAAACAAAACTTGATAACAAAAGAAGAAGCTGAGCAATTCTTTAAAATGACAAGAGAAGATGAATTAAGAAAATCTAAACTAGAATGGGAACAAGATAATGTTAGTGATCATGGTACGCCTGAGCCAGAAGATGATGATGACTTTTAAATTATAAATAAATAAAAAGGAATTAATATGAAATTAATAACAGAATTTGATAGTGCGTTAACGGACTATGAATTAATATTGGAACAAAAAAATCCAAATGAACCTTCATCATATTATTTAGAAGGTCCTATGATTGTAGCAGGTGTTAAAAATCAAAATGGTAGAATATATGATCAAAAATTAATGGAAACTGCTGTTAAAAAGTTTAAAACAACTATGATAGATACAAGAAGAAGTTTGGGAGAGTTAAATCATCCTACATCAGCAAGTATTAATATAGAACGTGCAGTTCATCTTATACAAGAATTAAATCAAAAAGGTAATGTATGGTATGGTAAATCAAAGCTTTTAACTGGTACTAAACATGGAGATTTGTGTAAGTCTCTAATTTTTGATCACGGTGTAAAATTAGGTATGTCAACTCGTGGTGCTGGTTCACTTTCAGAAAATGGTATGGTGGATCAAGATTATGTATTAACTACAATAGATTTAGTCCAAGATCCAAGTGCACTTCAAAAAGATGGAACATCAATGTGGATGAATGGTATTTTAGAATCTAAAAATTTTATGATTGATAATCATGGTGAGTTAGTTGAAATAGCATATAATAAGGTCGAGAAAGATTTGAAAACATTACCTATTAGAAGTACAGATAGAAATTTAGCAATTAAAAATATTTTTAATAATTTTATTAGTAGTTTATAAGTGAAATTTAACGAATTATTACAATTATTAGAAAGTGATTTAAAAAAAGAATATTCATTATTTTTAGATGGTTATTTGCCATTAAGTCCAACTATAATGAAGCGTATTAAACGTACATATATTACATCTTGGCATTCTACAAATTTTAAAAATATTAAAAATACTATTAAAATGCAGGGTAAAAATAATTCATTATCAACTACAACAGATATAACAGTTGATATTATATTGGGAATTGTAACTGATGGCGGATATATCCTCGAATTAACTGGTAATAATGTATTTACATCTGCATCTGATTCATGGACGGTTCGAGATAGAAACGGTATGAGATGGTTAGATTTTGATGCACGCTCTGGAGATGATACATATTATTTAGATGAGGTTCATGCGATGATACAACATAATATACGTCAAATCTCAAATAAACTATTTAAAGATATAACAGTGTATACTACATATGAACGACGTTTAAATATA